ATTACATACCAACAAGTTTTAGATATGCCTGTAAGCCATTATAATCTTTGGTTAGCTTACTTGAAAAAAGAGCAAGATGAGTATAAAAGTCAAGAGAGGATAGCTCAACATAGAAAATAAAGATAATGGCACAAAATTTAAAAATAAACATATTAGCACAAGATAAAACTAAAGCCGCACTAAATGGAGTAAGGGCTAGATTAGCTGGACTTAAAAATGCTGTATTTAGTTTAAAAGGTGCTTTTGTAGGTTTAGGTGCTGGTCTTGTTATTAAATCATTTGTTAATACAGGGAAAAGCATTGAAGATTTACAAGTTAGATTAAAACAATTATTTGGAACTCAACAAGAAGGAGCTAAAGCTTTTGATGTAATGGCAAAATTTGCCGCTAAAGTTCCTTTTTCACTAGAGCAAATACAAGCGGCTTCAGGTAATCTAGCAGTTGTTGCTGGAGATGCAGAAAGACTTTCAAAAATATTAGAGATTACAGGTAATGTTGCGGCAGTTACAGGAATAGATTTTAATGTAGCGGCAGAACAAATACAAAGGTCATTTGCTGGTGGTATAGCGGCGGCAGACATTTTTAGAGAAAAAGGTGTTAGAGATATGTTAGGTTTTTCTGCTGGTGCAACTGTATCTGCTGAAGAAACTATAAAAGCATTTGAAAAAGTTTTTAGCAAAAATGGAAGATTTGGAAAAGCAACAGAAGAACTATCTACTACTTTTACAGGTACTTTATCAATGCTTGGAGATAAATTATTTAATTTTAAAAGAACTGTTGCTGGTGCTGAATTTTTTGATGAACTTAAAAAAGAATTTAAAGGATTAAATAAATTTATAGAAGAAAACACAGAAGATTTTGAAGCTATTGCCAACGCTATTGGTTTTATATTAACTAAAGCAGTTCAAGGTTTTGCTATGGCAGTAAGAGGTGTTGCAAAAGCAGTTTCATTTTTGCGTAATCAATATGAAAATTTAATAAGATTATTAAACAAAATACCATTTGTTAATATAGAGATAGGAAAAACAATAAAAGATAATATAGCCATATCAGAAGATTATAAAGATCAAATAATGCTTATTTCTGAAGAAACAAAAAGCTTAAATAAAAGTTTAGTTAAACAAAAAACAATATTAGAAGAAATAACTGAATTACTTAAAAAAGATTTAAAAGCAATAACTAATGTTGCAAAACAAGTAACAGGAATTTTAAATGATGGTATAAGAGGTTTTTCAAAAGGTGTTGCAGAAGCAATAGTATTAGGAAAAGAATTAAACACAACATTTAAAGAATTAGCACAAACATTGGCAATAAAAGTTTTATCTATTTTAATTGAGGTAGTTGCTAGAAAAACTGTTGAACTTGCAATAGAAAAATTAATTACTAGAGAAAAAGAAAAACAAGCATCTTTAAGTGGTGGTAGTTCTTTCTTTAGTGTGGCAAAATCATTTTTAGGTTTTGCTAAAGGTGGAGCAGTTTCAAAAGGTCAGCCTGTTGTTGTAGGAGAACGAGGTGCTGAAGTTTTTGTACCAAATAGCACAGGTCAAATAACACAAGCCGCTAGAGGAACAGGTGGTGGAACTGTTAATGTTAATTTCAATATAGAAGCCATAGATTCTAGTAGCTTTAATAGTGTTTTAATAGAAAACAGAGGTATTATAACTTCAATAATAAATAATGCTTTAAACGAAAAAGGTAGGAGAGAATTAATATAATGAGTGGTGCATTTCCTATATCTAGTGCAAAATTTGAAACACTTGGCATTAAGTCTATTCAAAGTACAATCATATCTAAATCTATAAGTGGTAAAAAATTATCAAGAACTATTGATTCTCAAAGGTGGGCTTTTACTGTTTCTATAATCACAGGAAATAGATCAGATGTTTATGGAGAACTTATGGCTTTTATAGTTAAGCAAAGAAGTGGAAAAGAAAACTTTACCATTGTTCCACCAGAAATAGAGGATGCTAGAGGAAGTGAAACAGGAAGTGTTTTAGTTAATGGTAATCAATCTGCTGGAGACAATACTATTGCTATGGATGGATTTGCTGGAGATTCGGCTGGTCGTCTTAAAGCTGGAGATTTTATAAAATTTGCTTCACATACAAAAGTTTATATGGTTGTCTCAGATGTAACAAGTTCAAGTAATGCCGCAACTGTTACAATAGAGCCACCTTTAATAGCTGATATAACAGATAATTCAGCAGTTACTTATGACGATGTTTCTTTTACAGTTCATTTAACAGGAGATGTTCAACAATTTGGGTCAGTAGGTGCTGATAAAGATGGTAGTCTTTTATATAAATACGAATTAGATGTTGAAGAAGCCTTTTAATGCAATACAAAGTTAAGTATTGGATGAATGTTGATGTAATTGCTGAAGAAATAATTGATAGTGAAAATATTAATATGGATACAAACGATTTAGGAAAGTATAATGAGCCAACAAAGGATGCAAAATATATAATATTAAGTGGTATAAAAATAAACAGAAGAAGTTACGAGAAATATGACGAGAAGCCTAACAACAGCAGTAAAGAATCATCTAGCGACAAATGAAATTAAACCTGTTCATTTAATTACGATTGGTTTTGGTACTCCACAAAATATTACAGATTGCGTACATAATTTAACTTCAAGTGTATCAGGCTCTAGTGTTACTTACACATCAAATAGTTTTTTAGTAAGTTATCCTGAAGTATCAGAAGAAACTGACATAGGTAAGTCAAGCATATCAATAGCTTTATCAGGAGCAGATCAGACATACATATCATTAGCACTAGCAGAAAATATAGTTAATGATGCAGTAACAATTTATAGAGCATTTTTAGATTCTAATAATGCAATTATAGCTGACCCTTTTTTATTATATAAAGGAAACATTGAAACATACACAATAGCCGAAACTGACGATTCTTCAGTATTAACTTTAAATGTTGTTTCTCATTGGGCTGATTTTGAAAAGAAATCAGGAAGAAAAACAAACAACACATCTCAACAAAGATTTTTTAGTAGTGATGTAGGTATGGCTTTTGCTAGTGAAACTGTTTTAGATATTAAGTGGGGTAGAAAATAATGTTTAATTGGTTTGATAAATTTTTAGTTAAAATAGGAAAAAAAATATTAAATAGATATGCACCTAAAGATGAGTTTATTGCTTACATTAATAAAGATGAAGAAAAAATATTAAAAAAATTAGGTGGATATGGCAAACCTGTAAATGAAACAGGAATTAAATCTTTTTTCAATCCTTTTAAAGCGGCAACAAAAGTTGTTAAGAGTGTCGCCAAAGTTTTTAGAGTTGTAAGAGCAGTTAATTTTTTAAAAGGATTAAATCCTTTTGTTGCTTTAGGAATTTTTGCTATTGGTTGGTTATTTTTATCTAATAGACGACCTGATAGACCTGACTTTGGAGATAGTGATTTTAATAATTACGAAAAAGGAATATTATTAAACCACCAATCTAACGATCAATCTATTCCTGTTGTTTATGGAGAAAGAAAAATAGGTGGCACAAGAGTTTTTGTAGAAACAAGTGGAACTGATAATGAGTATTTATATGTTGCATTAGCTTTATGTGAGGGAGAAATAGAAAGTGTAGAAAAAATTTTTATTGATGACAAAGAGGTTACTTGGTCAGGAACTTTAGCAGACAATACTTTAAGAACAGTAGGGTCAAGTGATGGAAACTTTTATAAAGATAGTGCAAGTTTAATTAGTGTTAAATGTCATTATGGAACTGATAGTCAGGCACAATGCGATTTATTAGGAACATTAGACTCTTGGACATCAAATCATAGATTAAGAGGAATTGCTTATTTATCTTTAAAATTTAAATGGAATCAAGATGCGTTTGGTGGAATACCACAAATCCAAGCAATCATTAAAGGTAAAAAAGTTGTTGCTTATAATTCTAGTTCAGTTGCACAAACTGCGGCACACTCTAATAATCCAGCTTGGTGTTTATTAGATTATTTAACAAACGAAAGATATGGAAAAGGAATACCGATAGCAAATATTGACATACCAAGTTTTTATACTTCATCTGGAGTTTTTGATACCGATGTTACTGCTTATGGCTCAACAACAATAGATGTTTTAGATTGTAATGCAGTTATAGATACTTCAAGAAAAGTAATTGATAATGTTAGAGAATTAACAAAAGGAGCAAGATCATATTTACCTTTTTCATCAGGAAAATATAAATTAATTGCTGAAACCACAGGCTCGGCTTCCATAACTTTAACAGAAGATGATATTATAGGTGGCTATACATTAGCAAGTGAAAGTAAATCAAATAAATATAATAGAGTTATAGTTTCATTTATTAACCCTGATAGAAATTACCAAGTTGACGAAGTACAATTTCCTGAAATAGATGATAGTGGTTATACTTCAGCAGATCAACACGCAACAATGAAAACTGCTGATGGTGGTTTTTTATTAGAGGGAAGATTTGACTTTAGTACAATCACTTCTCCCTATCAGGCTTTGGAACTTGCAGAAGTTATATTAAGAAGATCAAGAGATTCAAAAGGACTACAATTAACAGTAGGATTTGATGCTTATGATCTAGCAATAGGAGATATAGTAAATATAACATTATCGTCTTTAGGTTATTCTGCAAAACCACATAGAGTTATAGGAATGACTTTTAATGAAGATTTTACTATTGATCTTAACTTAGTTATTCATCAAGACGCACATTATACTTGGGCTACAAAAACACAAGTTGCTTCAACACCAAGTACAACACTTCCAAATCCTTATTCTGTTACTGCTCCAGCTTCATTAACACTTTCCGATGAATTAGTTGAGTATTCAGATGGAGTTGTTTTAACAAGATTAAATATAGTTGTTGGTGCAAGTACAGATAAATTTGTTCAATATTATCAAGTTGAAGCTAAACAAAGCACAGAATCAGATTACAAAATTTTAGGTAAAGGAACACAATTAAATTATGAAATGCTCAATGTAGTTGATGGTAAAATTTACAATGTAAGAGTTAAATCTATAAATGCTCTAGGAGTTTCATCTACTTATACATCAGCAAATCATACTGTAATAGGTGCAACAGATACTCCAGCAGATGTTTCAACTTTATCTGTATCAATGGTTGGTTCAAATCAAATGCAATTACAATGGACACCTGTTGCAGATTTAGATGTATCTTATTATGCAATTAGGTATCAAGATGTAACGAGTAATGCTAGTTGGGCTGGGTCAACAAACTTAACTCAAGTTGTAAGAAGAAAATCTAATAGTGTTACCATTAATGCAAGGACAGGAGCATTTTTAATTAAAGCAGTTGATAAACTTGGAAATGAATCTGCAAATGAGACAATAGTATATTCTAATATTTCAAGTCTTGAACATTTCTCAGCACCTTTATCAACTTTAAATGAAGAAACTGCAAGTGCAGTTACAGGGCAAAGTTGGAATGGTACTTTTGATGGAGATTGCGTTAAAGGAACAAACTCAGATAATGCACAAATAGCAACATTAGACACGATAACTTTATTTGATTCAACTGTTGGAAATTTTGACTCTCCAAGTGGAGATTTTGATTTAGGTGGAACTGACGCAACTTCCAATCCAACTTATTATCAAGCAAACATAGAATCATCAGGAAGCTATATAGGAAGTAATACACTTTCGCTTGATGCTACTTATGATGCAACTTTTCAAGCAACTGTTGATATGATAGCAAACGATTTATACGATTTATTTGATAGTGGTAGAGGTGCTTCTTTATTTGATGACGCACCAGCACCTTTTGATGGTAATTCTGGCTCTCAATGTGATGCCTTTTTACAAGTTGGCTCTAGCACAAGTTCTTTAGATGCTATAACCACTTATCAAGACATATCTCAACAATCTACAATTAAAGGAAGATATTTTAAATTTAGATTGAAATTATTAAGTGGAGATAATAAAGCAAGACCTGAAGTTACTAAAATGCAAATTAAATTAGTAATGGAAAAAAGATTAGAAAGTGAAGAAGATGTTGCAAGTGGTGCTGGAGCAAAAGCAATAACTTATACAAATGCTTTTTATGCTTCTCCAGCAGTTGGTATTGCGGCACAAAATATGGCGACAGGAGATTATTATACAATTACAAGTAAAACAAAAACAGGATTTACAATAACTTTTTACAATAGTTCTGCTTCTGCTCAAAATAGAACTTTTGACTATGTAGCTAAAGGATATGGTTTGAAATCTTAATTGTAATAATGTAAAAAAAGGAGTATAGGTAAATAAATATGAGTTCAGTTTCTGATTACAGTTTGGCAAATCAAGGGTTTAGTGCGTTTCGTACTGAACTTAATAATATATTAGGTGCAATTAACACAACTAATTTAGCAACTTCAGCACCAGCAAGTTTAGCGGCTGGAAGTATGTGGGTAGATTCTAGTTCGGCTGGAACGCATACTGTTAAATATTACGATGGGTCAGACTCCATAACTTTATTTAATATTAATACTTCTGCAAACACAGTAGATTTTATAGACTCATCAGTTACAACAGAATTAGTTAATGATACTTCTCCACAACTCGGTGGAAATTTAGATACTAACTCACACAATATAATAATTGATGATGCACATTTTATTTCTGATGAAAATAACAATGAACAAATTATATTTCAAACAACCGCATCAGCAGTAAATGAATTAGAAATTACAAATGGAGCAACAGGCAATCCACCTATTCTTGGAGCAAGTGGAGAAACAAATGTTGATTTACATATTAAACCAAAAGGCTCTGGAGAAACAATTATAGGTTCAGGTGGTGCGGCCGCTACTCTAACAACAAGTGGTACATACGATTTAGTTTTAGATACAAATAAAGGAACAAACTCTGGAAACATCACGATAACTGATGGAGCAAATGGCAATATAGATATTACAACAAATGGAACAGGAGCAATTAAATTTAATGATTTAGCTTATATTCCTCAACAAGCATTAACTTCATCATCGAACGCAGTTGCGTGGGATGCCCAAGCCGCACCTAACGCATATCATCAGACATCAGAGAACACTACTTTATCTGCACCAAGTAATGCAGTTGAGGGTGCGTTTATTTGTATAGAAGTTAATTTTAACGGAAGTCATACTTTTTCGTGGAATGCAATATACCATTTTTCGGCTGATACTGCTCCAACTACAACAGATACAGATGGCAAGACAGACATTTTTGTTTTCCGTTACAATGGTTCTATTTGGCAAGAAGTAGGTAGAACTTTAAACATACCAGAAAGTTAAAATATGTGGGCATTAGTAGAAGATAACGCAATAATAAAAATAATTAATAATCCAAAAACTATGGTTATTGGAGATGTTCGTCACTCAAAAAATATCTTTTCTTTCAGATGGACAAACGAAGAAAGAGAAGCCATTGGGATTTATGAAATAGTTTTTGATAATTCTAACAAGAAAGACGAAGAATATTACATTAATACAAACCAATCTTTTGATTATTCAGATGGACAAGTTATTGCAAGTTATGGAACTGCTACACCAAAACAATTAACTGACATTAATTGGACGCAAGAACAAATTGACGATCCTTCACTTGTTGGTAAGGCTCCAGAAGGTGCTGATACTGATACGGTTAGGATTGAAGGTTTAAAGACAATTAAGATTAGACAAGTTAAAGAAGCCTCTGCATCAATATTACAAAAAACTGATTGGTATGTTGTTAGAAAGTCAGATGCAGGAACGGCTATACCATCAGCGATTACTAATTATAGAGCATCAATTAGAATAAAATCTAATGAAATGGAAACCTCAATAAATAATGCTTCTGATGTTCCAGCCTTAGAAACTTTATATACTTACACAACTAATGATGCTGGAGTTACATCCAGACCATTAGGTGAATTTCCAATATTGGAGAGTTAATGATACCAATTTTATCAGGTAATGTAGCTTCAGCTTTAGGTGGTGCTTACGAAGTAGCCAACTCTTGTAGGTTTAATGATGGTGATAGTGCTTATATGCACAAGACACCCGGAAGTGCTGGAGATCAACAAAAATTTACATTTTCTTTTTGGATAAAAAGATGTGCTTTAGAAACAGGAACAGCTATGACTATCTTTGATACTCAAGCTGATGATGATAATCAATTTAAAATTAGATTTAATGACAATGGAACTTTAACAGTAGAAAGTAAAGTAAGCGATCATAATGATAGTTTAGTTACTACTCAAGTTTTTAGAGATCCTAGTGCTTGGTCAAATTTTGTAATTGCTGTTGACACAACACAAGGAACTGCTGGTAACAGAGTTAAAATTTATCATAATGGTACACAAATCACAGCTTTTGGTACAGAAAATTATCCAGCAGAAAATTTAAACACTTTAGTAAATGCCGCTAATAAACTTTATGTTGGAACTTCTGCACAAACAGATGCGTATTGTGATATGTACATAGCAGAATTTTGCCTTGTTGATGGACAACAACTAGCCGCAACTTCATTCGGAGAATTTGATGAAGATTCGCCACAAATTTGGAAGCCGATAGATGTATCAGGATTAACATTTGGTACGAATGGATTTTATTTAGATTTTGAAGATAGTAGTAACTTGGGTAATGATGCAAATGGTGGAACAGATTTAACAGAAGTTAATCTAGCCGCAACAGATCAATCAATTTCAACTCCAACAAATATTTTTGCATCTGGAAATGTTCTTTTAAAAAGAGGTACATCTACGGTTTCAGAAGGTAATTTAAAAATTCAAGATAGTGCTGGTGCTTGGCAAGGTTTATCTACTACATTTGGTGCTTCATCAGGTAAATGGTATTGTGAGTGGAAGGTAACAGCAGTAAATTCTAACTCCTTTGGAGTACAAGGAGAGGCAACTTATTCAATTTCTAATGATGGAACTGCAATAGGATTTAAGACACCATCAGTTTCAATTCTTCAAAATGGAGATAGATACATTGATAATTCAGGAGCATCTTATGCTGGCTCATTTACAACCAATGACATCATAGGATGTGCAATGGATTTAGATAATCATAAAGTTTATTTCTCTAAAAATGGTGCTTGGGCTAATGGCTCTGGAGCTTGGGATAGTAGTACATTTGATGCAAGCGTTGGAGCAATATCATTAAGTCAAACAAGTGGATTATATTTCTTTGGACACAGCGTTCACACGGCAACCTCCGAAGCAAATTATGGAGATCCACCTTATACAATTTCATCAAGCAATTCAGATGCAAATGGATACGGAAAAATGGAGTACGCCTTTCCTAACTCTTCGTATTATTCTTTGTGTACGAAGAACCTCGCGGAGTTTGGATAATGGCTTATACAACAATTGACGATGCAAGTTTATACTGTAGAGTTAAAGCTTATAGCGGCTCAGGATCAAGTGGAGACGGAAGCTCTGATAACATAGTTTACGATGAAACCGATACATCAATGAAACCTCAATTTGTATGGTTAAAGAATAGAACAACAACACACGCATTTACAACTTATTTTGACATTGGCTCTGATACTTTAAGATATTTTTCTCCTGGTGAAGGAAATGATGCAGAAGTAACTCCAGATGGCAATGTTTTAAGTTCCTTTAATTCTAATGGATTTACCGTCGGACCACATCCAACGACAAGTGGAAGTGGCAATTCTCTCATATCTGTTTCTTTCAAGGAAGATGCTAGTGGAGGCTACGACTTTGCTATGTATACTGGAAATGGAACGGCTGGAAATACTTTTTCACACTCCTTGTCAGCTGTGCCTCACTTCATACTTATAAAAATTAGGTCAGGTGATACTTCTGATTGGTATGGTTATCATCACGGACTAGCATCAGCTAATACTAAAAACTTTTTCTTTAATACAACTGGAGCAGAAAGTGCAAGTTCTCTTTGGTGGAACTCTACTACTCCTACAAGTTCGGTTGTTACATTAGGAAATCAAACTGGAAATAATGCTAATACCAGACCTTATGCGGCTTTTTTATGGACAGAAAAGCAAGGATATTCACGATTTGGCACCTACCTCGCCAACAATTCCACGGACGGTAATTTCATACCATTGACTTTTAGACCAGCCGTATTCTTGGTAAAATCAATTAGTGGTGGTTCAGCCTCAGCAAGGAATTGGAGACTATATACTAATAAGCAAGATACCTTTAATCAAATGCACAGAAAAGTTTATACTAATGCTGGAAGTGCAGAAGTAGCAAACGATAATGAAATAGATTTTTTATCAAATGGAATAAAATTAAGATCAAACGATGGTGGTACAAATACTTCAGGAGAAACCTATTTATATGCCGCTTGGGCTGAGTGTCCGCTAGTGAATTCTAAAGGTGTGGCTGGTAATAGCCGTTGATTAAATAACATTGGAGAAATTATGCAATTATCAAAACATTTTAAATTAGAAGAATTTGAAAAATCTATGACAGCAGTTCGTAAAGGAATTGAGAATAAAGCTGGAAGTGGAGAAATTAAAAACTTAACCGATTTATGCTATACAGTATTAGAACCTGTACGAGCAAAGTTTGATAAGCCAATTATTATTACTTCAGGCTTTAGATCAGAAGAACTATGCGAAGCTATCGGTAGCAAAAAAACATCACAACACGCAAAAGGACAGGCAGTTGATTTTGAAATAGCTGGAGTATCTAATCTTCAAGTAGCAGTATGGATAGAAGCTAATTGTGATTTTGACCAATTAATTCTTGAATATTGGACAGGAGAAGCTAATAGTGGGTGGATACATTGTTCTTTTGTTGAGGGTAGTAATAGAAAACAAGTTTTAAGATACGATGGAAAAAAATATGAAAATGGATTACCTGATATGAAATGGTCAGGTGGAAAGGTGGTAAATTAAATGCCAAGAGGAAAAGGAACTTATGGGTCTAAAAAAGGCAGACCAGCTAAGAAAAATAAAATGAATAAAAAAAAGAAGAAGAAGTAATGGCTAAAGCAAACGCTTTACAGAAAATAGAATCTCACGAAAAACTTTGTCGTATTATGCAAAAATTAACGCATAATAAAATTGAAGCGATAGAAGATAAAGTTAAACGATTAGAAAAAATTTTATTAATTTGCACAGGCTCATTAATTACTGCTATGGGATATGTAATTATGATTTTGCTTCAAGCTAGGGTCTAACACTTTACAAATATTAAAAAAACAAGTACAAGTATTAATTGTATGAGTTATAAATCAATTCTTTGCATTTCAGATTTACACATCCCTTATCATCATCCACAAGCATTTGATTTTCTTAAAGCATTAAAAAAAAAAATTAATCCTGATTTAATTGTTAATGGTGGAGACGAATTAGATAAACACGCATTATCATTTCACGATAGCGACCCTGATCTACCAAGTGCTGGAGATGAATTAAGAATTAGCAAGAAATACATTTGGGAACTTAAAAAGATATTTCCTGAAATGTTAATATTACATTCTAATCACTCATCATTAATTTATAGAAAAGCTTTAAAACACGGTATGCCAAAAGCTTATCTAAGATCATATAATGAATTTTTAGAGGTAGATCATAAATGGAAATGGGTTGATGAATTAAATCTAAAATTAAGCGATGGCACAGAATGTTTTTTTACTCACGGAATGTCAGCAGATGGCTTAAAATTGGCTATGCAGTATGGGAAGAATGTATGTCAGTTCCATTTTCACTCAAAGTTTAATATTCAATATTTTAGCAACCCAGACTCTTTAGTGTGGTCTTTACAATGTGGATGTCTTACAAAACAAAGTTCACTTGCTTTTGAATATTCTAAAAATTTTAGATTAAGATTTGTAATAGGTACAGGAGCAATCATAAATGGACAACCTATGCTATACCCAATGATTTTAGACAATAAAGGTAAATGGATAGGAAAAATAGTATAAAACAGAACAAAAAGGGTACGATAAAGGCTCATAGAGGGCTTTTAAAGGCTACTCAGAGACAAATAGGTGGTAAGCACTATAAGCTTCCAATAAGCCCTTTAAAATTTATCTTAGCCAATAAGCTTAACTTTGTAGATGGTAATATTGTGAAATATGCAGTTAGAAGCAAGGATGGAGAAAGCTTAGAGGATAAGTACAATAAAATTATCCATTATGCAGAACTTGGTAAAGAACTGTTGAAAAATAAAAAATAAGGAATATTAGGAATGAATGAAACTAGCATATTTAATTTATTCAATTCTTGTAGTATATTGGACAACATTAATATTTTTAACAAATAATTATTTATGATATTTAGTTTATTGAATAACCCTCTAACAAAATTAGCAGTTGGTAAAGTTACTGACCATTTCAAACATAAAGCAGAAAAAGTTAAAACAATAAGAGCCGCAGAAATAGAAGCCGCTAAAGATGTTGATATTACAAGAATTAAAAGCCAAGATAAAAGTTTTAAAGATGAACTGTTACTCGTCTGGCTTATAGGAATGTTAAGTACTGGTTTTTTTGAAAGCACTAGAGATAACTTTGAGGAGTGGGTAAGGATAATCAACGATTTACCTGATAGTGTTTGGTATTTAGTTATTATTGTATTTACTGCAACATTTTCTACTAAGATGACAGATAAGGTTTTAAACAGGAACAAAAAGAAGTAATATGTCCTAATGGACATAGATGCAGTAATTATAGAAGTAGAGTTTCAATTAGAATCTGACTACAATCCTTATGGACATTTTGTTTGTTTAAGGTTTGTAGATCAAAGCCCAAATCATTCTAAACTCAAAAATCTTGTAAAGGATATGAGCCAATATCCTGATGTAAAACTTATTAATTACGAATTTAAAATAGAAAAGATTACAGAAGCAACAGACTTAAAAGATTTAGATATTACTAAACATTAGTGTAGAGAACATTCCATATAGTTGTTTTACATTTATTTTATTTGTCCTCTACACTAGCGACCCACCAAGTCTCCCTGATGGGTCTATCTTTATGTAATGTAATTAAACTAAGAGGAGCTAATATCAACATAAAGAATTTTGTTATCCCTCTTGCTTACCAGCAAGGGTTAAATCTCTTTTTACTTCTGTTTGTCTAACAGATAAATAACGATCAAGATTATTATACATTAATTTTGCTTTTATTAATTGACCCTCTGCATAAGCATAACTATCAATAATTTTTTTATACTCAGGGTCTATTCTAGCTTTATGGTCAGCTTCAATAACAGTTTTAGTTTCTAATTTATATTTTAAGAATAATTTACTGAACATAGCTTTTCTAGCTTCATCAAGTACAATAGATTTTTCAGCCCACTCACTCCATTTGTTAGATGCTTCTGTCATCCTTTTATAAGCTTCTCTGCTATTTAAGTTCATTGTTTCCATTTGCTCTCCTTTTGTATTAAATATTTTAAAGATGTTGTCGTTGGGTCAAATTGTATTCTACAAGATGTTAAAAATAATCCAATTAAAATAATTAAAATTATAATTATAATCTTTGTATGTTTTCTGTGTATTGGATAGTTAAATATAATCACGGATAGTTTAATAAATCCTTTGCATCATTTTTTAATCGTCTTATTTTTTTTTCATACTCTTTGATTTTTTCCATCATAAGCTTATCGGCTTCTTTTTTAGCATCTTCAACATCTTTTATATTTGATAATTTTAACTGATCTATTTCTTTTCTTAATTCTCCATTTAATATTCTATGTTGGTTATTAATACTTCTTAAAGCAGTTATTTCAGCTTCTTTAGAATCTATAATATTTTTTAATGATTGTATCTCATCCATAGTTTTAACTTTTTTAAAGTGCTGGGCAGTAGAGAGAGAGAGAACTGCCCAACACATAACCTAAAAGTATTTGTTATGAAAAAAATATACTTTGACTGCTTACGCATTAAATTCTCTCTATCATAAAATTTATAAATATCATAACGAATCATTTGTATCTGATTTGCTTTTAATCTCAAAATGTTAAAATATTCTACTATAACTTGTATCTAATGTTAAATAAGCTAGGTTTTAAGCCATTATTTTAGGGGTTGTAATTCAACCAAAAGTATGAACATAATAGGACATTATGAAAAAAACAAATAACCTTAAAAGGAGAGAGCAAATGGATAATCTAATAAAAGGTAAAAAACATATTGAACTAGGTCGTAAAGATGGAGTTAATTTTAGAAAAGAATATTTTGGCTTAGATTTTAAATATAATGATGGTGGAAGAAAAGAAGCTGGTTATAAAGGAGACACAGGAGATTGTGTTGTTAGATCAATAGCAATAGCAAGTGATCAACCATATCAAGCTGTCTATGATAAACTTTATTCTTTAAATAAAAATTTTAGAATACAGTCAAATTCAAAACTAGCTTATAAAATGAGTCCAAAAGATGATAGCCCTAGATTGGGAAATCATAAAAAAATATACAAAGACTATATTGAATCATTGGGTTTTAAATGGTTTCCAACTATGAAAATCGGACAAGGTTGCAAAGTTCATTTAAGAAAAAATGAATTACCTAGTGGAACATTAATTGTTAATGTTTCAAGACATCTTACAACAGTTATTAATGGTGTGATTAATGATACTTATGATCCATCAAGAGATGCAACTAGATGCGTTTATGGTTTTTGGATTAATGATTTAACTTATACTTGGGGGTATAAATATGACTAAATTAATATTATCAATTAACACTAGAAATAAGTCATTTAATTTGCTAGAAGAAGTGTATAAAGATTTTGGGGTTATATTTCATCCCAAAACACCTGTGATAGAGGTGGAAAACTTTGTAAAGGAGAAACTAGATGCAAAAGCAAATAGTGAAGCTTCAAGCGAAGTACGACAAGCAGATAGTGAGAGAACAGGACTTGTTGGAAAAGCTAAAGAAGATAAGGCTTCAAAGAAAACAAGTTGCTTGGAAGATACATCAAATAAAATATCATCCAGCAATAGTATAAAGAGAGAGGATAAATAGTTATGAAAAACATACTTTTACTTGCCCTACTTGTCGCTTTTTTAAATGGGTGTGCATCATATCAGCCAATCATTGACACTAAAGGCAAGTCTAAATTTGAGACATCTAACGCAAGTGAAATTTCTAACGATAAAATTTTGTGTGAGAAACTTGCAAAAAACAATACGACATTTTTTGGTAATATAAATTTTTGGATTATGTCTCCAAAAGCTGAGACTCAATATACTGATATTTATAGAAAATGCCTTGTAGGTCGTAATCATCAAGTGTTGAACTAATGCCTAAACTAACAATACAAACAAAAAAATTAACTTACAAATGTGCTAGATGTTTTATTACAGAAACAGATAAATTAGCTTGGTTTGTAGGCAGTACCCTTTTCAACGAGTCATTTCTCTGTCGGACTTGTTGGCAAGGTCAATTTAATAAATTGACAGAGAGAGAACGAAAGGAATGGGCTTTTTATGATAATAAAAAACCAAGATAAGATTGCAGAAATAAGTCATCTGATTCCACCTAACTTAAATATGTTTGGTGTGTCAGATCATCAAAACGATAAAGTTTTGAAAAAGATTTATGGTTTGCAATTAAAGAAGATGAGATTAATGCGTGGCTTAACTCAGACAAAAGTTGCTAAAGCAATTTCTGTTACATTTCAACAGATTCAGAAGTATGAAAAAGGAGTAAATTCTGTAAGTATTATGAATGAGTTGAAGTTAGCTGAGTTTCTAAAGTGTGATAGAAATTACTTTGTTCAGCCAATTACTGAGAATGGTTATAAATTTATAACAAAGAGAGAGAGGAATGATTATGACAAATATAACGAACAAATTGGATAACAAAATCTCATACAATCCTAAAGCAAAAGGTTATAGATATTATGTAGATGGAGAACCAAAATCAAGTGTTACAACAGCTATAAGCAAATATACTAGACCAAACTTAGAAAATTGGTATAAAAAAAATAGGGATGACGCAGTAAAAGAACTTATGCTGAGAGAAAAAAAACCTATTAACGAAATCAATAATTTTTTAACAAAGGTTAAATCAATATGTGATGCCAAAGAGTCTTATGGTAGAGATATTGGAACTCAATTACACGAGTGGATAGATTTATTTTTAAAGGGTAAGAAACCTGTATTACCATCAGATGAGCCTTTAAAAAGAATGGCAACTAAATTTACAAACTTTTGGAAAAAACACAAATTTGAAGTTATTGAAAGTGAATTACCTTTATATAGCAAAAAATTTGATATGTGTGGAACAAACGATGTAATAGTTACTAAACCATCTTGGAAAGGTCAGTTAGCAGTTTTGGATTGGAAAACAAGTAAAGATTATAGTTTTGAAAATTGTATTCAAGTTGAAATGTATAGAAGATTTATAGAAGAAACCACAGACTTTAAAATACGAAAACTAGCGATTGTCAATATTCCAAAGGAAGAGGGTAAAGAGTTATCATTCTTTGAAATTGACAGAAAATTAATTAAAAGCGAAAGGTATTTTAAAGCTTTCGAAGCTATTAAATGTTTATTTGATACCGAAAGTCAATTTAAAGAAGAGCTAAAACAATGGAAAAAGGAGAATAAAATCAATGTTTAAAAAAGAAAAAACAATTTTTTGTGCTTTAACTTTATATCTAAATCCGACAGGCAACACTTCGCCTAAGTATGAATATAAAGCTGATGCCAAAAGTTTATTTACTTGTAGCTTAACTAAGAAAAAATATAAGCTATCAGAAATAAACAAATGGTTTATGACAGAGGGAGTTCAAAACTTAGTTAAACAAGGTTATACAGGTAAATGGATGGCTAAGACTCAACAAATAGAAAATCCGAAACCATACGATAAAGGTGATTTTCAAATGGTTTTGAGTTTTATTATGATTAAACCTTATAAACCTCAACCTAATGTAGATGGTATGAAACCAATAGGTCAAACAATTCCACAATATAGAGAAATGCCAATGACAGAAGCACAACCATCTACACCTGAGTATGCAAAACCTGTAGAAAAAATGGATGATATGGATGACGAAATTCCATTTTAATAAACTAAAATCAAAACTAAGTGTGTGGTCGCTTTATAATCGAGAATATATTGTCGGCTTCACACTTGGTTTTATAATAGGAGCAATATTGTTATGAACAATGATAATGGAAAAATAAAGTTAGAGATAAAAAGAAGCACGATAAGAGAAGCAACTGAAATTGGAGAAATGATGATGTCAAGTGGAGCATTGTATGAAGAACATCCAATTACTAAATTACTTAATGAAATACTTGATGAAGCAAGCAATATAAGTAAAAAACAAATACATAACTTAGATAGGAAACACTAATGAAACAATTAGAACTAGACTATCAAGCTTATAATTATACAGATACAAGTAAATCAGCTTGGGTAAATAAAAAAGATAAGCTGACAAAAAGAGAACAAGTTTATGAATATATATTTACCTCAGCTTCAACAAACTATGAATTATCAGAAATGTTGGATATGCCATTATCTAGTGTATGTGCAAGAGTAAGAGAATTGCAATTAACAGATCATATAGAAGATAGTGGATTAAGACGAGAAACACCTTATGGTAAAACTGCGATAGTATGGCAAAGAAAAGACCAACAGTAGAAGAAAAAAAGTATATGAGTGAGGTTTCTAACTATGGATGTATAGCTTGTGAACAAGATGGTTTAGTTAGACCAGCAGAGATACATCACATCAGAAAGCATACAGGAATGGGTCTAAGACCGCCACACACTAAGATTTTACCACTTTGTGCTTCACACCATAGGACAGGTAAAATTTCAGTACATTTAGGTAAGAAAGCTTTTGAAGAAAAGTATGGTACTGAAGAACAATTAGAAAAAAAACTAAGAGAGAGGTTAGAAGAATGGAGAATAATAACGAGTATATTTTAAAGGAGAGAGAATGAGTAGAAAATCAGGGTATTTTATTTGTTATCGTAATATTTGGCAACATCCTGTGTTTAAAAACTTATTACAAGCAAGTTGTTGGATATATATGATAAGTTCTGCAAGTCATCAGGATAAGAATTTAAGATTTTTAGATAATACAGTATTTGTTCGTAGAGGAGAGTTAATTATGCCTTTAAGAGTAAATGCTAAAAGATTTAAAATGACATATAGTGAAATGCGAACTTTCATACTAAGGCTTGTGCGTAGGAAGATGATAACCACTAGAAACCACCACCTACAGCCCACTAACAACCACCCTAGCAGAAAAGTAACGATTATAAGTGTTGTAAATTACGACAAATTTCAGTATGTGGATAACGAACAACCACCTACAGACCACCTATCGCAACAAGGACTAAATAACAATACTAATAAACATACTAATATAGGGATTAGCAAAGACAAGGTTGTAGATAATGGGTATAAAAAAGTTGGAGAATATGGAGAATATTACATCTTATTGAAAGACAATAAAAAGTGGTTAAAGCATAAATGGAAAGATGAGCCGATAAAAGAAGATAAATGATTGGATTACTCCGAATTTTTAAGTATGTCAGAAAAAGATTGATAAAATTGTCTATTGAAAATAAAATGCTTAAAACTCAACTTGAATATTATAGAGCAGTATTAGAATCAATAGATAAAAAAAAACATTAATGGTTAAAAAAAAGTCAAAATTTAGACACATTTCAATAAACAAAAAAAAGTTCTATTTTTATGAGATTAAGTGGTATGACATTTTAGGAGACTCAGGTCACGCAAGTTCAAAAGAATTTGATG